TGTACTAACCCGTCATTGGGTACTGTATAATTTATTGCCGTAGTCGTATCAGAACCTATACCCGTAATAGTTGTTGTATCGTAATACTTCGCTACCGTTCTTGGAAAACTATTATTACTTATAATCCCACTTCCCCCCTGAAAATGTATTGTGTCCACTTGTAAACCATCAATACTTTTTATTGTTACATAAGTGCTATCCGAAGATTGTTGAATAGTATAGTAAGCCTTGTCGTTGCCGCCTACCTTTTTCCAATAAGTTTTATTTAATTTGCCATTATAAGAATAATATAAAGAAGAATCAGCAGGTCTGATCACAACCATCCCAGAATCAGCCGAACTCATTAAAAATGTATCTTTAAGAGGAACTCCTAACCTTCCTGTAAAACGATAATATCCATTTATAGGAGTGTAAGATTGACTAAAACCAGAAAAAGAAATTAAAACAAATAATATAAATATCAGTTTTTTCATGGTGTTACGGTTATCATTTCTTGGTAAAATATAAATAAAGTTTGCCCTGCTGCCAATGCACTGTTTAAAGTCAATATTGCCGTTCCTGCATTCCAAGAATATTCCGCAGGAAACAAATATTTAATTTCTTTATCAACCGAAAGAATAGACTTCCCAACTAAAGCCGGTAAACTAATAGACGTTTCTCCATCTACGGAAGCCGTATATTGAGTAAACGAAGTCCTTTGGTATGAATATTGGCTAAGCATGGTGGGTGGTGTATAAGGAGTATTTTGAATAAAATTATTGTTGCCGCCTTGAATAATATACATTGCCGCCCCATTATTTTGCGGAACTGTGGCAAAAATAACCCCAGATAAAGTTGTGATTTGATTAATTTGTTGATCTGCTACTAAAGCAGGATCATAAGTAAATGAAAGCCCAGTATTAACGTGTTGATCTACGTTTGAAATACTAGAATCTTGAATTAATTTGTACAATTCATCCAAAGTTCCGTAAGCATTTAAGCATACATCGAACAAACTTTGCCCATTGATTGCGGTGTACGTCATTTCTTAACTGCATTAGGATTGATAACTAAATTTCCCGAAGCGTCCAAAGTTATAACCATGTCATTAACTCTGTAACCGTCACTTTCTAAATTAATTTTAATGCTTCTGTTTAACCCGGTCATTGCTCCCGAAGATTTTTGGTAAGCCATTAAGCCCACCCCGTCCGCAGGATATTCTTTCCACCATCCTTGAAAAGCATTAATTGTGTCTATGATATGTTGTTCATCACTTTCCGCAATACCAAAATCGCCATTCAAAAATTGAATGTCGTTGTTATTTAACGCTATGTCATAATTAATTGCCATGTGTTACATTTTGGTTTTCTATGTCCGATCTTTGCGTTACTGTTATATTGGAACCTGCCCAAGTTGAACTCGCAGCCTTCAAAGCAGCCCCGCCATCATTCGGAACTGGAGTCCAAGAATTAAACGCTTGTTTAATATTGTTTAAATCGTTTTCTAAATTGTTTAATTTAGTCGTTAAATCAATAACCTTTACAAGTCCACCTAATTCGTTACCTTTTAGCGAAATTACGTCTAAATCGGAAGCCATCAAAACATAAGCATCATTGTAAGTTGAGTAAGTTACCAATACAGTAGAATCTACGGAAGGAACAAATAAAACTCCATCCCCAATTGCAGCCATTAATTTACAATTAATAATTACATCGTGATCAATAAGAACATCGCACGATCTTGAATTTAAATCAACTGTTTGAATTAAGCCCGTAGTAAACACAATGGCCTGTTGGTTGAAAGTGCCAGCCAATTTTTTTATTGATAAATTTATAGACCTTGAGAATTGTTCGTTCATAGCTTATAGTCTAAAATTAATGTCTGTCTTTGTCCATTTATGCCCCCTGAATATTCAACTCCTCTCACTACATAATTCCCGTTTCTTTCTGGAAGTATAGAATCGTTTATAGAAACATAATCCCCTTGTCTTACGTATGGAATCCCAAAAGTGGTAAACTTTCCCCTAAACCCTTCGTAGTAAAAATTATTTAATTTATCCTTCCCAGCTTGAAACATATTTTCTAATTTAGTTTCATTTAACATTATTACCGTGTATCTTTCTCCCTCTAAGTTTGGGGGAAGTTCTTCGCCTTTTTTCTTTTGAATGTATTTCCATTTGCCGTAAGTTCCGTCAGCGTTCTTAACTAACTTATCCCAATACACTAATATTTCTAATTTTACGTGCTTTGATTTCTCTTGCCCGTCTTTTGTTAATTCCCCGGTTAATTCTTGAAATTGAGAAGTAACAATACAACTTAAGTTTAAATCTTCTTTTCTTTTATAGATTAAATCGTCAGATATTACATTTTGCTGAAAAATAAATTTTTTATAATTAAATTTCCCATTAACTACATTATCGGAAGGAAAATAAACAATAGAACCAATTCTTAATTCATTGCCTCTAAAATAAGCGTGAATGTTAGCCTCTTTATTTAATCTTTCCAAAAGTTGAGCCACCGATTCATTAGATATTCTTATTTCCCCAATGTTTGAACTTCTGGGTTTGTGATCATTAAAAGTTGTTTGCGTTGTGTTGTTTACAGTAAATTGAGGATATGGGGCAAGTAAATGGGTAATTAAATCTTCTACACTTCCCGACCAAACCGAAGGGGTGCATGGTATTTGTTTAAGCAGCCACATATTATTCTCGCATTTTAACTCTATTGGCTTTTTTGAACCTACTTCCGTAATATATCCCTTGAAACAATTAGAAGTTTGTTTTACCTCATTCCCTTTTGAATCAAAATAAATATACCCAAAATCAATACTAATAGAATCACCTCGCATGAACAAAGGAATTTGAGCATCAAACCCCCCTATATTTTTATTTGTTCCGTATAAAGGAATTTTTTTGCCCGTAGAATCTAAAGCATATAAATTTTTAGGAAGTTTTACTGTTGCTTTATTGGTTAAATCCACCCACGAATCATTTGAAGAAAATTCATTCACATAATTGAAAAACAAAGTCAATCCCCTTGCAGAACCATTAAAAGGAGTTTTTTGAACGATTGTTATTTCAGTTACAGACCTAAACATTACGTGTAAATTAATTGAACTGGAATATCTGAAATGCAATCAATCGTAAAAGTCTGGTAAGAATATCCCCCAGCTATTTGCGGAAAAGACCAATCCGTTACCACTATGTTAGTGATACCTAATACAATATTCAACCATTGACTTTTTACTTCCTTTGTTACCGGGGCAGCACACCAATCATTTAAAGCCGCAACTTGATCACGAGGATAAACCCCGTTAGTTCCTGCTATAACCCCTTGAAAGGTAATTTTTGCGTCATCTAACCCTATGTATTCTTTGACCGTTCCGTTACGACCTTGTATTTCTGTTTTGATAATTTTACTTGCTTGGTCCACCGTAGCAATAACGGCTTCAAAAGTAAAATCATTTATAGTTTTTTGAACTCCGCCCGTTGAAACGACATTCCCGTTTGCGTCTAATTTTACAGAGTTTTGAGTGTCGTCAGTGTATTTTTGTCCTACTAAAGTTAAATCAATCAAATAAGGTATTCCCCCCATTCCCTTCATCAATGCTTCACGTGTTGGGTCTGCAGGAATGTAACCGTCTTGAATTACCCCTGCGTCATAGGGGTTGTCTTTAGTTTTTTGAACATGAATATTTTTTAAATTAAATTCCCTAATAAGCGTGCCTATTAGATTTATTCCTTGTCCGATTATTAAATTGCTCATGTTCCTGCTATTATTTGAGAGTCGTTAACTGCTGAAATAAGCGTATTGGCAACCATTTCTTTAATCTTAGAAGAAGCCTCTGTAATATTTGTTGTCGATATTTTAAAACTTTCTATTAGTTTACCTATGCTTATATTAATTGTTGTAACCTTTGTGCCGGAAGATTTTTCTGGAGCAAGTTTTTGCTCAAGTTTATCTCCGCTTATCTTTCCTAATTTAGCCGGTTGTTTAGTTAGTTTACTCCAAAGTGCGTTGTATTGTGAAGCGTCCGCCATTGAAACCAACCCTTTTGGTGCAAATTCTTGATTTAAGTTTTGTTTTAATTTTAAAACCGATTTGTTATAGTCTTCCGCTTTTACAGTTCCGTCTTGAAATGCTTTTTGTAAATCATTAATATCTTTAAATAACTCATCCCTTTTTTCATGCTTTTCATAAACTCCTAAAGCCTTTTCTTCAAAAGCTTTTCCAGTATCTCCACGAAGTTCTGAACCTAAATTCTTCCAAGCCCTTCTCATTTCTTCAAAAGACTTTTGACCGCCCTTGCCAAATGTAGCCACATATTCCGTTGCGCCTTTAATGGCATAAACCACCGTAGCAATCGCATCTGAAACCGAAAGTATCGTATCTACCAAATCAGTAAATATGGTTATTAATTGAACCGCACCTGTATAAATAGCTTTCATTATTGAAAAACTATTTCCACTATTATTAAATTCTTCAAAAAATCTTTTTACGCTTTCCCCTGCCGCTACAAACCCATCTCCAATAGATTCTAAAGCAGGTTTCATTGTTTCTAAAATAGAATTTGCAGCTTCGCCTATGTTCATAGAAAAAGCACCCATTGACTTATTGAAAGAAAACAAAGGATCGACTTCTGCCATTGCTCTGGCTGAACCGCCAAACTCCGTAGTCAATTCTTTCATAATGGCTTGTTGTGCTTGAGCCGTATGCCCAGACAACACCATTTTCTTAATCATTTCCGTTTGTACTTCGTTGAAATTTACCCCTACCCTTCTTAAAGCCGTTACCCCTTTGATTGGGTCTTGCAATGCTTTACCAACTTGAATAGCTGAACTTTTTAAATCCTGACCTAAACGAGTGGACATATCGGCAATAATCTCCGAAGCTGGAGTAAAAGACTCTTTGGTAATTGAAGGAAAAGTTAAAAGAATGGATTGCATATTCAGCAATTCCGTTCTTGAATAAGGCAAGGCTTTTGCTAAACTTTTAGCCGATTCTTCAACGTCTTGAAAAGTTAAACCTGCAGCCCCTTTTGTGGACTCTAAACCTGCACGAACTTGAGCAGTTGCTTTTTCTAAAGCATGAAATTTTTCTAAACTTTCTTTTACAAATTCTCCACCCTTAAAAATGGCAAAACCCACCCCTAAAAATCCAATAGATTTTTGAAGCAAACCCATTGTACCTTCCAAAGTCTTAGCAGCCCCATCTGCTTGATGAAGTTTGGTTGTCAACAAATCTTTTAAAGAAAGTACATATTCAACTTGTTCTGCCATTTTAATTCCATTGTAAAGTTTTCTTTAAAGCATATTGAAGCCTTCCGATATACAAAGCCATTTTATCATCGTCTAAAGTATCGGGGTCAATTTTAAAATGATATTGAATCAAACACTCCCATTGCGTTACATCATCGCAATTTTCGTCAATGTAAGATTCAGTTATTTTTTTTTAAACTGATTGGTAACTAAAGTTATGTAATTGTAAGCCTCAAGCGTAGCCCCTAAATAATATTTGTCATTTTCTGGCAACTCACTGTATATTCTTTGATCGCTTTCTTCTTTAATAAGATAAGCGTCCACAATTTCAGCAGCAGCACTAATAGGGCTTGTAAGCCCTTTATCCATTACCCTAAGTTTTACGAATCTTGGTGGCTCTTTTAAAAATCCAATAGCCACATCATTGTCATTTTCGTCAGTCTTAAACACCAACGGGTGGACTTTACAACCATACTTAACAGATAAACCTTCTGCTTTCGCAATGATTTCTTCTTCGGTCATATATTTTTTTCGTAAAGTTAAATAAAAAAGGTGAACCGAAGCCCACCCTTTTTTTTAAGCCTTATTAAAATCAATTAGCCCGATAATCAAAGGAACGGTTACCATTATCTTGGTATCGCCTTGATTTACTGTAAGTGGGTTTTCCAAAAATTCAACGGCTCTTAAAACGTCTTTGTTAAAAAGAACAGAATTGCCCGAGAATACAACTTGAATATCGAAAGGTGGAATAGACATAGGGTCATTCAAAGGGGAAGAAGATATTATTCTTTTCCACTCGTCAGCATATAGTTCAATGCTTCCCTCATATTCGTAATTACCATATCCACGGCTTACGGGTTGAGCACCTGCCCCGTAGTTATTTTCTTTCTTTTGTTTGGCACTGTAACTTATTTTAGTAATTCCCACAACAGGAACTCCGAAAAGAACTAAGCTAACATTGCCCCAGCTATAATTTATTCCATTAATTAAAGGTATCATATCTTATAATTTGGTTGTGAATCCAATATTAACTGTGATTTGTCTTGCAACTCCGACAGGTAATAATTTCACTGTGATTGTTAAATTAGAGGTAGCCAATACATTTTGAGTCGGGTCAATGCTTACTGAATAATTACTTAAATCAGCATCCCTTACCATTTGATCAAGATTTACCCCTGCTTGACTTGTAAAGAAAGCAACTGTTGTGTCTTTTAATGTTCCATCGGAATTTAAAACCAACGGGGCATTTAAGTAAGAAATCAATGAACTGTAAACTCCACGAATCGCCTTATCAATGGTTCTGTTATTTTCAATATAAGCATAATCGCTTGTTACTGCTATTGAAGTGTGAGAATCATTGAAATATGAACCTGCTAAACCTACGTACTTAATTAAGAAAATGTATCTTCTATTGTCTAAAGTGTTTAAAGTTCCTTGAGAATAAGTAGATAACAAACTTCCGTTAGCAAATGCAATAGTATCGCACTCAATTCCGTTAGAAATATTAAATTTATTTGCCCAAGCAATGTCTTCGCTTACTTTAGCTAAAGAAACCGCACCCAAACAAGCACCCAAAGTGGTAATTGATTTACCGTAAGTTTTATAAAGAAAATTCCCTTGTGCTGCCCCGTCTTGAGAAATAACTACGCTAACATTGTTAGCCGTTAAAGTGTTCAAATCGGTTAAAGTTGTTAAATCGCTAACTCCGCTAAGATCGCCAGCATAAATAACATTCAAAGGCATATGAAGACCTTGTAAAATAGAAACTATGCTTTCAATAGCAGTAACGTCACCGATTGCGAAGGCTGCTGAATCTTTATAAACTCCTAATTGTCTAACTACTCCATTAGAAAACTGTTGAATAGTTTGAATTTCAGAAAAAGTGTAAGTAGCAGGAATTGCGTAAATACCAACATACAAAGAACCTTTAGGTTGAAGTCTAAAGTATTCGCTAATATGATAATGCCAAACCGCTAATTTAGAAGCTGCACCGCCAGAAGGTTGTGTCAAAGTTCCAACAAAAGCCCCAACGATAACAACTGAAACAGGTGTTCCGCTATTAGGGAAAGTTCCTTGAGATTTTGGAAGGGTTACTGTTAAAGTTGCAGTAGTAAATGAAGCCGTACAACCATGAACTAAAGTTCCTGCATTGATTACCGCAGCCCAAGCCGCACCTTGTAAAGCTATTGTTGTGTCAGAACTTCCTACCGTATAAGCACCCAAATCTAAAGTAGAATTAGGAGAAGCATATTTTAAATCTATTGAATCGCCAGTATTTCCCTTTGTGCTGATTAGATAAGTGAAAGTTGCTGCCGTAGCATCACTGTAATCATTTAAAATTCCAGCCGTTTCCGCATCCTGAATAGAACCAAATAATTTAACTCTATTAGACGTACTAAAACCGGAAGGCAAACTGCTTGAGTAAAAAAGCAAACCAGAAATATAGTCCTGACCAGTTAAAGGTCGTCCTAATCCTGCTTGACTTTTTACAAAAATTATATCATTGAGTGCCATTATTTACTTTTTTTAGGTTTTTCGGGAATAATTTTTTCCTCGTCATCCAAATTGAAATGTTCCGCACCTTTAACATAATGAATAAATATTTCATTATTTTTTACCCATACTTGTTTAACATGAGTAAGGTGTGCAACAATTTCTTTAATTTCTTTTTTTGTCATAACTTATTTTTTATAAAAAAGGCGGCAGTATATTTCAGCCGCCTTTTAAAAATAGTTTTATAAAATCTACTGAACCAATCTTCCAGACTCAACGAACTTTACACCGTCAAACACAAAGCTAATAACTGCTCTTTGATTTGAGTTTAATGTAGCAGTACCGTTAGAAATAAAGTTAGTAGTTGCAAATTTAATTTTAGTTCCACTTGCTCCACTTACTACAAATTTTAAAACGTCACCAGCATAGCTTTTTGTGATTTTTGGGTCTTTAACATATAAAGAATCCGTTAAAGCTACTCTTACAATAGTTTCGTAATAAGCAGGAAATAAATAAGAACTGTCAGCACCGGTTGCGTCTGCTACATTCTGATAAAAATATGTCAAAACACGTCCTGTGTTGTCGTTGTTTGCTCCAGTACCCCAACGAGGCAAAGTGCTTTGTGCGTTTACAGAATAACCTGCGACGATTAACATTAAAATAAATATTACTTTTTTCATTTTATATATTTTTTAAAAAGCCCCGAAGGGCTTTAATTAAGCAATTAATGTTGTATAAAGTACAACTTGATCAGGGAATCCAATTTGAGTATCCATCTTGAAAAGACCTTTCACGAAGAATAACTCTGAATTGTTTTGTAATCTCATCAACTGTAATTGATTGTCTTCTGTTGAGTTGATACCTAACCATAAGTTAGAATCAATATCAGGTTTAGCAATACAAACTACAATCGTGTTATCTGGAACACCAGCCAAAGGTTGAACATCATATCCTTTGTAACGGTTGATACCTTTTTCAGTATAATCGTTGTTTTTGTAAGTCGCAGTAGTAGTCAACCACGCTTCGTAAACTTGTTGAGTTCCTTTAGAGATAATGAATTTTAATCCACCGGCACCATAACGATAAAGCAATGCTTTAGGAACGGCAGAATAACAACGCATAAAAGCATCACCAATATTCTCTTGACCTGTTGTTGCAGTACCAGCGACTAAAATCGCAGGAGAACTAATAGTGATAGTTGGGTAAGTTGGGTTAGACGCTTGATCTAACAATTTCTTAATTAAACCATCAAAATAATACAAAGCAGGATCGCCATCAGTATCGTAAACTGGAACACCGCTTGCAACATCTCCTTTTGCAGAAGGCAATACTGGGTTTTGACCAGTTGGGTCGTATTGTACACGACTTCTCCAAATAGCGTATTCGAAAAACTCATTCAAACGCTTCATTGTTTGTAAAAGCATGAAATTTTCAGCAGTTACAGGCAATTCACGACCTAATAATTTAGGTTGTAATTGTTCAGCGTAGAAGTGTTGTTCGTAATCTCTTGGGTTAAATTCATAATACAACATCAAATCTTGAGGTTGTAGAACTTGACCGTCCACGTTTACTGCTCCCTTAGAGGTTGGAGTAGCTTGTCTTTTTTGCATGAAATTTGAAACTTCAATACGTGGAATAGTCTTCTTTTTACGAATTCCATCTTCAACGTAAATAGCCCCATTTTCAATAGTTTCTGCACCTACAACCGCACGAGTTATCATGTAACTTGCCGCTGGTCCAGACCACGAGGTGTCTTGTATATTTAATGCTTCTGACATTTTACTTTATTTTAAATTATAATTTATATTTATTTCTTACATCGTTCATTGTACGAGCAATAACCATAGTCAATTCAGCTTCGTTTGAAGTTGAACCTTCTGGAGTTTGAATTTTGTTCGCTACTTTAGAAACAGGAAGTTCTTCCAAAAGTGATTTTGTGCCTTCAAAATCTTTAGCAGCCATATCCATCCATTTGTTTACTGCTTCAATTTTGATTTTACCTGCTTTAGCAAAACCTTCAACCATGTTTTTGGCTTCTGATTTCTTTTTGTCTTCGTCAGCTTCTTCTGCTTTTTTCTTTTCTTCAGAATATTTAGCTTTATACTCATCTAAATCATCTTCCATTTTTTTCATTCTGTCTTCCATTTTCTTCAACTTGTCATCTGCCTCTGCTTTTTTATTCATAATAGCGGAAACCTCTGCAATAATTGATTCTTCGGAAGCGTCAGGATTCAATCCTAATTTATTTGCAACCTTTGTCATTTTTATATTTTTTGGTTTTAAAATACTGTTTAAAATTAAAGAAGACTCTTTCCACATTGCCTTTGGTTCGGTAGCCGTTCTCTTTTTGTTGAATTCTTCGCTTTTTTCTACTTCATCACAAAATCCCGTTTGTATTGCCTCGTCCGCAGTAATCCATGTTGTTCTATCCATCATTTTCAAAATCTCGTCTTGAGATTTTCCCGTTCTGGAAGCAATCATTATTGCAATAGAAACTTTCATTTTTTTCAACTCATCGCTATTTCCCCCATAAGGATTGTGATACATTAAAAGACCATATTCGCTCATTATCCTTTTCCTTCCTGCTTGAAAAATTACGGCTGCTATGCTTGCCGCAATTCCAACAACAAATGTGTCTACTTTGGTTTTAGTCTTTAGGATAGCGTTATAAATATTATAACCATCCATCACTATTCCACCCGGAGAATTAATCCAAACCTGAATTCTTTTCTTATTCATTTCGTCCAACATCATCAACTCTCTCACAAAACAACCGCCATCAACCCCCTGACCTTCGTCTTCATCAAAACCAATGTGCGTATCTAAAAGCATTATTGGTTCTTCGGAATCTGGATTAACAACGTAACTAAATGGATTCATAGTGTAAATTTATAATTGATTATAAAATTAAAGGCTTTAGTAAGTTACAAAATAAAAGGCAGGTGTAGAAACACCCGCCCAAAACAAACTATGCCTATGTGATTTTTGTTCTTGCTCTTGAAAGAAAATCAATTCTTTGATCTTCGGGAAGTCTTGAAAAAAAATCTTTTACAATCATATTTAAAGCTGCCGATTGAGATAAACTATTAGAATCAGTAAAACCTTTTAATAAACTTATCTGTTTAGGTTTTAAATATCCTTGAACTCTGTTATCGTGTTTTCTTTTTTCCATTTTAGAATACTTTACTTATTCCCATTATGTTAGGTGTTCCAATATATCCTATTGTTACCCCTTGAATAGTGTATATGCAATAAATAACCGTTCCGGTATCGGTTGGATCTCCTTGTATATTGGATAAAAAACTTCCTGCACCCGTTCCGTCAAGGGTTATTGTAAATATATCGTTTAAATATTTTCTAACCCCGTTCACAAACATTTTTCCGCTTGTGTTTGTAATAGTTAAAGTAGTAACTTGAATTGTTACCACAGCCGAAGCTGCCCCAACTATGTTTTTTGTTTCTTGTTGAAACGAAGCAGAACCAGAAATATTTGTATTTGCCCCAAAATAACAAGCAACCCCAGTGACACCGCTTGCGTCTATAGCCATGAAATACCTTTCTATCATTAGAATTGTTTTAAGATATATGAAACTTCATTCAATCCTGAACTGTTAAGACCACAATACATTAAATACAAAAGATTATTAGCACTCGCAACGGCTGAAAGATTTCCGCTATCCCTAATAATTGTGCTGCCTGTTGGTTGGTTAATTGTCAAAGTTGCCCCTGAACCAAATGTCCATTTCAGCCTAACTACTGTTCCAGGTACGGCGTTGGTAAAATCAAAAGTAATTGTTACAGAACTATTAGGTGCCGAAGCAAAAAAAGTAGCTTTGTCTTGTTTAAAATTTACAGTATAAGACGAGGGCAAACTTGCTTGTTGATCATTTACTAATACTTGAGGCACTTGTAACATAGCAGAAAAATCCACTATTCCGCTTCCAGTTACACCGCTTGAAAAAATCATTTTTCTTATTTGATGTACGTTGTGCGTTGAGCCGTCAGTAAAAGTAACGGGGTCAGCATAAGTTGAATAATAACTTGTTGAAGCCGAACTAACCGCCACCTGACCCGAAGCCGCAGTAAAAGTTGTGGCATCTACAAGGAAAACTTCGCCATTATAATAAACCGCACCTGCACTGATAACATAATTTAAACCACTCCCCGAATTAACACAACCGTACAAAACGTACATATTACTTGTATCGGGCATTCTTCCTATAATACTGTTTGCCAAAGCCGTCAATGCTTCTTGATAAGCTAATTGAAGGTGTACCAATGTGCCGCTTTTAACTGGCATTGCTACCGAAGAAGTTATTAACGAAGTATCTAATTTTCTCATTTTAGTATGTTTGTATTAAGTAAGTAAGTCCAACAGGAATGTATTGATTGACAAAAGACCTTATTATGTTTTCATTGTTTACCATTAATGGGTCTAAAGCGTTATAAACCGCAACCGGCACGTAAATTATAAAATTATGATAAGTTGTGATATCGTCCGTATTTTTAATGTATTCGCTAGACGTAAAATTTGAAACATTTGAACTAAAGTTCTCTAAATGAGAACTTCTGAAATTAGCAACCCCCACAAATTGAGTAGAAATATAAATATCACTCACGCTCGGTGGTTGTCTAAAAGTTGTTCCAAATCTTAAATTAAGGGCATAGGTCAAAACTAAATCTTGAGCATTGAATTTTACCCTTGTTTCCACCCCTATGAAAGTGTTTTCGTATAATCTCCAATAAGCCGAATTAGTAGGAATTGCCGTGTTGCCATTGATTAAACTTTCATAAACACTTTGCCCATAAACCACTTTAGCCAAATGTGCGTAAGTTCCGGCAGTCCAATTTGGGTAAACGCTTCCTGTACGATAATCCTTTAAAACGTCAGTATGCAAATATTGAAACTGTTGAACTAAGGCTTGCATCCATCTTACCATATTGATAAAGCGTTTGTCAGGCGGCAATAATTCAACTATCCTGTCTTTATATGTTATATCGTATATGCTCATTATTCAGCTATAAAAGTTAAACTATCAGCTAATGTTTGCCCGGTGGTTGTTTCTGGAATAATGTAACCGCTTACTGTATTCCAAAGCCTTGAAGCGTTCGTGTAATTTTGAACTAAATAAATAGCCCCTGAAAAAGGTGTTCCGTCATTTCTCGCAGCAACATTCACAAATTGTACGTCATTTACCCCAGACACCGATTTAATGGTTAATTCTATATCGCTGACTTTTACCGAACCATCAAAAGGCAGATTTGCTAAAAAAGTATTGATTGCAGAAATTACGTTCGCTTGAATGATAGCTGAATAAGCACCTTGATAATATATTTGTGCTTGAATATATAATTGATCTGCGTTACCCGAAATAGCGTTATAAGTAACCCCGACCACGCCAATTTGATTCACATAAGATTGTAATGCACTTAATTGGCCAGAAGTCAAAGCCGCAGGGGTGGTTCCCGTAGCAACTTTTATATTTACTTGATTTGCTATTGTAGTCTTTACGGAACACCTTGAAATAATCCTAAGGGTAGAATCCACTACGGGATAAGACGGAACTAAATTTATAAGTTGAATTATTTGAGGGTTACTGGCTGAATATTGAAATAAAAATATTTGATTTTGTAACCACAAAGCAGTGTTAGGGGCGGAAAGAGCCACCGTTGCTTCTGTGTTTGTTTTGAACACGTCCATAAGTTGTTCTAAAATATTAATTGAAACGGCAAGAACATAAGTCCACAAATTCCATATTGCTCTTTTAGACGTTGAAGTTAAATTAACAGACAAAACCGAATCGGCTTGAATGTTGGATATTAATTCATTTTGTATCGTAGCTATTGATCGTGCCATTATAAACCTATTTGTATTGTGTCAATTAATGTTGTTGGCGGAACGCTTAAAGTTGTTGCAGGAACTCCGTCAGTATCAATTAAGCCCGTAAGATATTCTAATTGATAATGATAAAGATTTGTATGATTATAGTCTTGTATTTCCGCAATTTTTAACAAAGGTGTACATTGAGTTGGTTTAAAAAGAGTCAAATAAACATTTAAAGAACTTTTTAAAGTGTAAACGTCTAAATTCTGGTCCATTGTTCCATCCCCTGCGTCATATTGTTCATGTATTAAATGAAAAACAAAAGTAATATCCGATTGACTGAATCCACCGCCCAAAGGAAGAAACTGATTAGGAGTCCTCGCTTCGATAAAAATTGCCGGTTTAGGAAAGTCATAAGTTTGTCCATCTTCTTCAAGTTTAAATTGATTGTTCCACACCCTTACATAAGCTATATTTGGGATAGCTTGGCAACGTGTAATTAAACTTTGTATTGCTTCTTTTATGCCCATAGCTTATTTATGTATTCTTTAATGTTTGTAATTTGCAAATTGCGAAGTGTTTGAGTGTCCTTCATAAATGTTCTTTGCGGCATTCTTTTCCCGTTCTTCATTTCTAAACCATAATTGTGAATAACTGCATAAGGCAAATTAACTTCAAAACTAATTCTTTCGAAAGTTACTTGTCTTTTTGAAGTCGCCACCGTTCTTCTTAATTTTCCCGATCTTACTAAAGTGGCTGAAGTCCTTCTGCCTAATCCTTTATTTTTTGGGTATTTGTATTCCGGTGTTCCTTCTATTCTTCTTTGTGGAACTTTCCAAGGTTGGCCTTCGTAGCCTTGTTCCCTAAATGAATTGTTAAAATGCAATAAAGTCACGTTAGCAAGTTTGACAGGAAGTTCTTGCTTCATTTTGTTTACGTTTAAAATAACTTTATTGAAATTAAACTTATCCATTAATTTAAACTTTGATAATGTTCTATGATAATAGGCTTGGTTTGAAATCTGCTTCCTTTTGAAATATCCACACCGTCAAATAACATTGATTCTTCATTGTCTACTTCTGCTATTTCGCTTTCAGGAACACCTTGATTTGCCATAATTTGTTTCACTCCAGACTTAAACCACTCATAAAAATTAGTTTGTAAGTGTAAAGCCTTTATCGGCATATTGTTCGCCCTTGCACAACCAATTATATTCGCACAATGATCAATAGCTTTATTAAATGTGGGTTGGTAATTATTGAAATTATACATTATTTTAAAGTTAAAAGGTAAGAAGTATGGTGGCAAAGTTCTATCATTTCAGCTATAATATTAATTAAATCAATTTCGCTTTGAGGTATTACGTCCTGTAATTGCAACATCATTCTGGTTTGAATGATATATTGAGCAGGATCAATTTGAGAACCTACACTGAACAACATTTGCCCTTCAACCCTTTCGTAACATCCTTGATAGGTTTCTATTAGTTTATCTGAAAGGTCATCCCACTTTTCGTAAAACTTACCCAAAGCCTTATGTTCTGAATAAGACGTAGTAATGTGGTGCAAATGATGAATCTGCGTTTTAACCTCAAATAAATTCGTTACAAACTCTAATATTGTCATCTTTAATCATTTTCAGGTATTGGTAAGTCGAAATTACGTTCAGCATATCCCCTATCCCCCCTTGCAACTTCAAAATATGGGTGATCTTCGTTAAAAATATACCCATCTTTGCCGGGGTTCATTCTAAATACATCGTCCATGTCTTTGTCTATTTCTTCCGTTGCTTCCTTGACATCCCCTTTGCTTGTTACTTGTCCTTCCTCTAATTGTTCTAAAACGCATCTGCAGTTAAAATGATTTAAAGGAGAATAAGTATCCCAAAAAGGATCATCAACCGGGAGAATAATACCGTCCAATGGTGCACAAATTTCCGAAGTGTTAGCGTCCATAACCGCACTGTATCTTAAAAGAGGTAACGCATCCTTTTCGGCTTCTATTGTATTCCATTGTCTTGCCTGTTGTGCTTGACCTATACAAGTGTTATATTCTGCCTCTGCCCATGTTTCGTTGTATAAATCGTAAGTTTCTTTTGCTTTATCGTAAAAATCTTTAAACCCTTCCGAATCAGCAACCATGTCGGACATTTCCCAAACTTGTTGATAAGTCTTGGCTGCTGAAAACATATAAATATTAGTTCTCAATTCATTCAATAATTCATAATCCGTTCCCCCAAATTCAAAATCTTCCAACGAACCGCCAAAACCCTTGTAAAGGCTTCCTTTTAAAAATTCCGCAATTTCAAAATATAAATTTTCCGGCAAGTTTTCTTTATCAACATCGCCAGAAAAAATATCTTTTAAAAGTTTTTTAATTTCCTTTGCGTTCAACTCGGTAGATTTTATTTAATTTATTTTGAATCTTTGGGTTAAAAGCCGGTGTTTCAACTTCCTTAGTTGGTATGCCCGTTCTTTCTTCAAAGTATTTAGAATCCATTTGTAAGCCCGATTGCTTCATTGTGTAGGCTATTTGTGCCGTCATTTGGTTTGAAGCATCTTCCCTTTTTCTTAATTCTTCTCTCTCTGCATCGTTAGTGAACTCAAAATGTACGTCTTCAGGAACTAAGAACCCAAACATTCTCATTCTTGGGATTAATTCGTTGTTTACTATTTCTTCAACAAATCGTATATCTACCTTTTGAATATCCATTAAGGCTTGTCTTACTGGGCTTTCTTCCCCTTGATCAGCCCCTAACTTGCCGGGAGTGGAATCAATTGCGTCCGAATGCCCTAGTATTAATTTACTTACTTTCTTTTCGCATCTTGCTTCCAAATCGCCGTAAATTTTCCATCCAGCACCCGTTTTGGTTTCCACGAATTCAATTTCATCCGTCATATCCATCAAGATAGAACCAGCCGAACCCATTTGAAGTAAAGCGTTAAAAAAGGCAGCCCTTTCGTCCTCATTTGTTTTCGTGGTCTTTCCAACTCTTAATGGCATTCCATAAAGTTCGGCAGCATCCCCGTTGAATCCTAGTAAATTCCTAAGCATGATTTCGTATTGGGCTACCTCATATAATAAACCATAACCCACTTTTGAGATTCCGATATTTGAGTTTGTAGTAACCCAAATATGCCAATCTTTGTAGGGTTCATCTAAGAATTGTGCACCACTTAAAGAATAAACGTATGAAGTGACGTTCAACCTGTCCGGAGATATATTGTGCCTTCTGATTATACTTATGTCTTTAAACTCATCGTTTTCAATGTCGCCTAAAGAAATTAAACTATAACCATAAAATTTCGCATCTAAAGTATAATCTATAAAATCGTTAAACCATTTCGCTTTGAATATTTTTGTTGCCTCTGGAATATCTAACCCGTCATCTTTGCAAAGTTTAAAGTCTTTTAAAAGCACCAAGTTTTTTCTTCGCATCATACACGAGTGAACGTGTGCGTTTAATCGAGTGTCTAAAAACATTCTTTGCATTCTTACCCTGTGTGGGTACCATGCTTGTTCCGCCTCTACAATAGCCTCTCTCCACATTTGTATGTCATGCCTCATTCTTTGAAGCTGAACGGGAGTAATATAGCCTGAAAGATTTTTCTTAGTATCTTTTATTGATCGCCAGTCATTAGAACCTTGTGCAACTGGTCCATCAGTAGCCGTTGGAAACCAATAGTTCTTGATTTGAGATAAACCTTTTTCAAAAATATTCATTAGAAACTGTTTATAATTTTAATATTGCCACCGTAGCGTATTCTTTGCCCTTGCTTTGGTTGAATTATCGGTAAAGCCGGTGTAACTTCCCCTTTAGCACACATTTTTAACCAACAAATGGCATCGTCATATCTTTTTACCCTTAATTCAGGTATATTTCTTGGGGCTATTCGAGTGTGAACGTGGTAAAGAGTTAAGTCAATTAAATACATGACCATTTGCTGATCTCTATTATCCGTCATTAACCAAACTGGATTTGTCGGTAAAGTTCCTGCAGCTATTGTATAAGCCGTTTTTGTTCCCCAATATTGTGCCGCACCGTCTTTTGTGTCATCGGGTGCTATATTATTTAAAGGAATGGCTTCAATTCTGTCGTATTGTAATAAAGTGTCGTGATCTAAAAGAGGCGTTTGAACTAAAGCCTTATAAGTGTACCCTTTCCAATAAACCATATCCCCTACGTTATAATAAGCCGTGTAATCAAACAGTGGGTAAGGATAAACTACCGAAAAGATTGAATATTGACTTCCTAAAGCAGTCCATTTGGTCAAGTCAAACGAACCCGTAGTTGCAGCCGTACAAATAAAAACAACCCCGTTGTATAAACAAAGATTGTTAATTGTATAACTCGTTGTTGAGGAATAAGTAACGGCATCAAGATAAACCCTATCTCTTACGTTGTAAACTTTTAAGGATGACCATGCGTTTAAATCTGAAAATTCAACCGAAGTGTCATACTTCTGTCTTAGATAAGAAACTGCTTCCGCTTGTGCTGCTAATTGTGCTGCGGATAAAATAGTCAAATCGCTGGTAATTACTTGTTGTAAATTTACGTCTTGGATTTGCTTTTTATAATCATTCGGAATTAGGTAACTCATCTAAATGTATTTTTGGGAATATTTTTGCTAAAATTAATACTTTTTTGAACATCACCTGTTTGGTATCTTACAAACTCATCAGCAAATGCCATACACAACAAATAATCAAAAAGATCGGTAAAGTGTCCTACTTTCTGATACCTTACCTTTGTTTTTGAATCTGTTTCCATTTCCTTTGCCTTCGTTCCGTCTGCTGATTCTTTCAAAAGTACGAAATCATTGATAGTATTTTTACATTTGTCGTCTATCAGTATTTTTATTCCCCCTAATTCTTTTTCTAAAACCGTATTAATCCAGTTGCCTCTCATGGCAACCGAAGGATTTGCTTTGCTTATTCTCATGTTTGGGCGGTAATCTTTTAACTCATCTTGAATAAGTCTATAAAAATTATATCCTTTCTCCATTTTGGTGTCTTCCTTTTGTGCCGTAGCATCTCCGTAAACAAATAAACCCGTTTTGTGGGCTGGGTATCTTCTTTTAAATTCAGCACAAACTGATTTAATGGTGTTTAATGGTGTTTTTCCGGCTATTTCATCAATCATCATAACCTTTTTGCCAACAATTTGAAAGATTCCACAAGGAAGATAAGGATTGACGTTGTCATCCCAACTAATATGTAAAGGAATGTCGGGGTTGTATGTTTCCTTTGAAACGTGTTTGTCCAATTCAAAGCACTTGTAAAATTCGCCCCCTGTTTTAAGTTGTATGTCCCAATTACCCTCTACGAAAACCTCGTATTGGTATCTTGGAAGCATTTTAAGACTTTCCAAATACTCGGGGGGAATGTAAGGATTATCAAAAATTTTAGCAGGTATGTAAGCTATTCCATTTGGAAGGGTGTCGTTTGCCCATTTGTCGTATATTCTGTCTTTCAACCATCCGTTTGTCGGGTTGGCGGTCATTATTATTTTGGAAGGGCAACCTTCGGAATGAAACCACGATCCTGCTCTTTCTATTATCTTGTCGAAAGTTACTTCTTGTATTTCGTTTGCTTCATCTATAAAAGCCCCGTTTATTTCTAATCCTCTGAACCTGTTTAATTCTTTGTCGGTGTCAAAACCTTCTGCCATGAATATAAACTGACTCCCATTTGTTAAAGTAAGGGTAAGGGTAGATTGATTAAAGTCTTTAACGTATTGACCGAATCCGTTTTGTATGAATTCGTTTAAAGTAACTAATAAAGTTCTTTTTAATGTAGGTAAAGTTTCCCGAAGAAACACCCACCGGCTTCTTTCATACTTAAAAGCTAAAGTAAAAGCATATAAAATTAAAAAATAAGATTTGCCACCACGAATTGCCCCACCGTAAAGTGTTATTCTGTTATTGTTGGCAGCTATGTACGCTTCCCTTTGTTTTGCGGTTGGGGTTATTTTTTGAGTTTCCATTATTCGCCTGACCAATCAATGATAATAGGCTTTTGTACCGTTATGTTTTGATCTATCGTTTCCTTCGGTTTGCCGTATGCTCGGTCTAAGATTAGTGAAGCTGCTTTAGTATCTCCTTTTATTGCTTTTTGTCTTAATGCCATTAATATAGCTTTAGCGGCACTTATGTCGTTTTGTTCATCTCCTAATACGTCTGCAAGTAATTCGTCCAGTTTAGGCAGCTTTTTAGGTCTGCCGTTGGGATTACCTGATTTACCTTTTGGGAATGGTTTTAAATTATCCTCTTTTGCCACTGTTTTTTCGTTGTTTCTGTAAAATTAAGTTAATTCCCAACTTGTAGTTAATCTATGTTTTGAATTTGTGTTTTTATCATTTGAACCGTGTATTATACCGCTTGTTGCGGTCATTCTTCCAAAATGTTTACAAATCCAATTTTTTTGTTTTTTTAAACCAAACATTAAACTTGGTGCTGATGTAACAATAGTGAATCTCCAACCATTTTTTATATAATATTTGCCAATTTCATTCAATAATTTAATACCTATGCCAAGACCTTGATAATCTGGCAAAATGACCAATCTATGCACTTTTTTAATGGTTTTAGCAATAGGATGTGGCAAATGTAATACACTGCACATCCCACATAATTCATCATTTAAAAACGCACAATAAACAATAGCTGCATTATTATGTGAATGACTTAGATAATGGTGTTTAGCAAACATTTTCCAAATTGACTTATCGTTTGTTTGGAATATCTCAAATTTAATGTCGGGTCTATTTTTTTTTTGCCCTTCGCATTTACGAAAAGTCATTGTATCTGTATCAAAAACCCAATCAGGTAATAACCAATCTTTTACATCAAAATGACAAGTTATTGCTATAAATTGTTTGTTTGTTTTTCTTATTGCTTTTTGCATAGCAAATGAACCAATTTTAGCAACATTACGATCAACTACGCTTGTAAATTCATCAAAAACAAATAAATGTTTATCAGATAAAATTGCTCTTGCAAGATCAACTCTCATTTTTTCCCCATTAGATAAAACTGAATAAGGTTTTAACCATGAAGGCGGAGAACTAAAACCAACTGAATTAAACGCTTTTGTAATTTCCTCAATAGAACAATTTTCTGGCATATCATCCAAAATTGTTTCTTGATTATATTCAAAATTTGTAATATAAGAATTTGGAAATAATTGTTTTGCAATAGTTGTTTTACCGCTTCCGCTTTTACCTACAATTAATCCAATTTGCCAATGATCATCAATATCAATATCCCCAATAAAATGTTCTTTTATTTGATTAGATTCTAAATCAAATTTTCCCATTATTGATGCAACTCTAAAAGTTTTTTTAGGTTGTGCGGTTTTTATAATGTCAAAAGTCGGCATTCGTATCCTTGTTCTATTAATTTATTATATGTCATTTCTTGTGATTGTTCATCTTTGCAAACAATTTCTATTTTGTATTCTGATTTTAATTTTTCGCTTAAATCAGTCATTTCTTGTTCTTCTTCAATTTCAAAACCTTTTATATCCAACCCCCATTCTATTAATTCTTGTGCATCCCAGTTATTTGCTAAATCATCCCAATCCCATTCCCCGAATCCTACATTGTTTTTAATTAAAAACTCTGCTTTTTGTTCTTCCGTCCAATCATCGGCTAATATTACTGGCAAGTCTTTCATACCTAATTCTTGAGCAGCTTTTAATCTCATATTTCCGCCAAGTACAACAAC